AATACACCTTTTAAATCTAAAAAAGGATTTGACGAGTATGGATTTTATGGAGAAAATAATCCACCTGTTAAAGAGTCTATTGAAAATACTAAAAAATTTAGAGAGGAAATACCCGATCTTTTAGGAAAAACTTTTGGAAATCGGGTACACGCCGAAGACCCTGTAATAAATCCTAAACATTATAAAATGATTCCTAAAGAAGCTTACGAAAAGCATCCAGAAGGTTTAGAATACATGGATCTTATGGAGTACATCTTAAAGCATCATGAAGGCGTAGAAGGCCACCTGCTTGGTCAAATATTTAAGTATGCTTGTCGTTTAGGAAGAAAAGACTCTATAATTCAAGATGCTAAGAAAATAGAATGGTACGCTAACAGACTTGTAAAGGTTTTAGAGAATGCCTAAATTTAGAATAGTACAAATATACGAAAAGTATATAGATGCAGAAGATTATGATCACGCTCACAATTGGGTAGAGTACGCAGATTTGTCAGAATATAATCACGAAGTTCTAGTAGAAAATATATCGCAAAGTGGAGATGAAGAGTGTTGACTCAAGAAGAAATTGATAATTGGGATGTTGGTTATGATGAAGCCGTTAACGATCAAGAAAGGCTTTTTATTATTAATAAAAAAAATATAAAAAATGTCTTAAAATGTCTAGAAGCAACGGCGCATTGGCTTCAAGAAACGGGAGAATACGAATCACAAATTTTAGACGAGGTTCACGAAAGAATCGAAGAATCAATAACAGATGTAATAAAGTTGTTAGGAGAGGACTTAAAATGACTTATTACAAAATTTACTGGTGGTGTGATATTTCTAAGTATTGGGAAAGTGATCACGATTGTGTTGTGTCCACTAGTGAAATAGCCCATAATAAAATGAAAAGTTTAAGAGACGACGGGCTTGATGTCAGAATAGAAAAAAGAGAAATAATCTACGAATATAATCACAAACCAGTCTATGAGTACAACGAGGAAGAAATTGTATAAATATAGTTTAGTAAGAATAATGGCAAAAATGTATAGAGAGTGGTATCCAGATGTAACTATTCGGAGGGCAATACACGAAGCGTTAATTGCTTATGAGCTATACAAAGAATCAGAAACAATACAAATAGACAAGTATTATGATCAAGAGGTTAAAAATGTTTAAATATAAAAGAGAATTTTTCCCTAAATTTGCTCTAGGAGAAAGAGTTTATTATAAAAACAAAAGATTCACTATTGTTCGAATAGTAGGTCATGGAACAGGTCGTTTAGCTGTTGCGTCTCGTTGGAATAGCAAAGAACTTGGAGAAATTCATCACACAAAATTAACTAAGGTTAACCGTAATGAGATTAGTTTTTGATATTGAAGCAGACAATCTGCTACCAAAAATATCTAAATTTCATTGTGCTGGTGCTATCAACCCTGATACAGGGGAAGAATTTTGGTTTCTTCCCCACCAGTCGCAGGAATTTTTAAGTAAACTTGATGAAGCTGAAGTTATAATCGCGCATAACGCAAATGGCTATGATATTCCAGCTTTAAAAAAGCTTTTTGGTTGGGAGCCAAAAGCTAAAATATATTGCACTAAAGTAATGTCTCAGGTACTTAATTACAGACGATTTGGTTTTGGTCATTCTCTTAAGCAATGGGGTCAATTCTTTAAAGATTTTAAAGGAGACTACTCAGGAGGCTTTGAAGAATTTAACCAAGAAATGTTTACTTATATGAAACAAGATGTAAGATTAACTGTAAAAGTATTTAATTACTTATTAGAAGAAACAAAAAAATTTATAAAAAGTACAAACTCTAAAAAAATACTAGACGCGTTAAGACAAGAAATTGACATGGACGCTATAATGGCAGAGCAGTGTGAGAATGGTTGGCTATTTAATGTAGAGGAGTCTAAAAGACTTTTAACTTCTATTGATAAAAGAATGCAAGAGATTGCAGAAGAAATAAACCCTCAACTACAAGCAAAGGTATCCGTTGTAGATCCAAATACAATTGGTGTTTATAAAGACACAGTTGATCTTACAGATCCGGATCATGTGCCTGTGCCTGTTAAAAATGTATCAGATGTAGATTCATCTGATGACATAATAACTCATGAACCTACAACGGGTAAAAGGTATGCAATTGAAAAGAAACCGACTTACACGAAAACAGGAAAACTTAATTCGCACGTTCAGCGTTGGTTTGGGCTTCCTGATGGCACCACTGTTAATGATAGTCCCGTTTGGGGCGCTCACTGTCGTATTAGTTTCGTTAATGGTGACATTGGTAATACTGATACGGTTAAAAGTTACCTCGGAACTATTGGGTGGAAACCAGACGAGTGGAACTACAAGAGACTACCTAACGGAGAATTTAGAAAGGTCTCCGCAAAGCTCACGGATAGTTCACTGGAACAGTTAGGTGACATAGGAAAAAAACTAAGTGAATACTATACACTTAGATCACGAAAATCAATTATAGAAGGATGGCAAGAATATGTTGACAATAGCAATCGTTTGCATGGTGATGTATTTAATATTGGAACCCCAACTTTCAGGCAAACTCACAAGATTATTGCCAACTTACCTAGCGGAAAAGCTACGCTTGGTCCAGAAATTAGAAAATTATTTATCGCAAGAAAAGGGTATAAACTGGTTAGTGCCGATTCTGCCGCTTGTCAGCTTCGTTTGCTTGCTCACTTTATGAAAGATCCAAAATTTACAAAAGAACTTCTTGAAGGAGACGTACATCAACTTAATGCAGACATTATAGGCTGCGATAGAAACCAAGCAAAAAGATTTATCTTTGCCTATTTATACGGTGCAGGTGCTCAAAAACTTAGTGGTTATATTGACAAAAGTGTTGATGAAACAAAAATAGCTATGAACAGGTATAAAAAAGCTTTACCTGCACTAGCTAAACTTATTCAAAATACTACTAATGATATCTCAAAACAAGGATATATATTTGGACTTGATAATCGGCCTATATTTCTTAGCAAGGATCAAAAACATAAATCTTTGAATTACTTAATTCAAGGTTCTGAGGCAGTAGTTATGAAAGCTACTGTAAGATTAATTCATCAAAAACTAAAAGAAGCTAAAATAGACTCCAAAATACTTCTATTTTATCACGATGAAGTAACTTATGAAATTGAAGAAAGCAAAACAGAAGAAGCAAGAAAAATAATTATGGAGTGCTTCGACGAAGCTCCTAAGCAATATGGAATTAACATAATGACTTGTGGAGACTGTAATATCGGAAACGATTACTATGAGGTTCACTAATGACAAAAAAATACGCTGTGTTCATAGAATTAATAAGCGGAAAACAAGTGCAAACCACAATGTGGTGCAAGACTCAAGAAGAAGCTCTTGCACTGCATGATCAATCTGTTGAGTACGAAGACTTAGTAGTTAAAGTTGGTATAAAAAAAAGTAATACAAACAAAGTTAGGAAGTTTACAGATGAAGAAAGAAAACGGTCTAAAGAAAGAGAAGCAGCTAACAGAAATACACCACTTCGATAAAGTAGGACCAAGTTTAGAAGAAGCTCAAAAAATAGTAGGTGGCCCAGTTGAAATTGCTCCTACTCCTGCGCACAGAATGAACATTCAAATGGATGGAAAGCAAATGATTCTAGTTAATGAAAACGGAATGCTTTTAGATCTTCCCTATAACAAGCTTGCATCCTACATAGCTGGAATGCATTTACTAGGTAATGCAATAATTCTTACAGGAGATGCAGTATGGCGATAACTACAAGTTTTAAAGTGTTTGTTGAATCTGAATTTGATAAGTTTCATGATAAGTTGAAATATTGGCAACCTAATATTTCTTATCACGATTTAAAAAAAGAAGTAGAAGAACTTGAAGAAGATATATTAGAACTTCTTAGTCAAACTCATCGAATAACTGAATTAGAAGAAGCTGAAGACGAAGGTTATGAAAGAGGTCGTGAAGACGGATATGATGAGGGTAAAAGAGACGGTTACGATGATGGATATGAAGATGGTTACAAGGAGGCTATGGAAAAAATAAATGAGTAAAAATTATGAATACTTAATTATAGGGCGTAGTAATTGCTCTTGGTGTGATCTTGCTAAAGAAGCATTAGTTGCAAATGACAAAACATTTAAATATGTTAATATAAGTGAGTTGTCTGATTTAAAATTAGAAGGCTATAGAGATTTAATAAAAGAGCAGTTAGACATGAACACTGTACCTGTAATAATGCAAATAATTGGCGGCAGTGATCAATTAGAGGAGCATTTAAAAAATGTTTACAGTTGAGATAGAGCCAGATGCTACAATAGTTACAGTAATGTGTGAAGATAATAACTATGAAGATGTTCAAGTTATATTGCAAGATGATGATGGTGTTGTAATAAGACAATTCGATGAAGATCTTGGAAAACATGATTGTGTGTTTTTGACTTACAATATGCTTATAGATGTTTATGCTTCCCTTAGTAGTCCTGAAGGAATGTTCCAAACTAGAAGGTTAAGAAAAAATTGCAAATAGAAATGGATATAGATGTATACAGTGAAATTATAAAAGAGTTTTGTAATTTAAATGGAATAACAAAACCAGATCAATTATTCTGTAATGGGTTGCAAGAGGAAATTGATGAGCTTCAAGAATTAATAGATGAAGATGATTATGCTAAAGAAGATTTAGAGAGTGAGCTTGGAGACATACTTTGGTATGTAGTTAGCATTGCAAATCACCATAACATTAGTATGAACGATATAATGATGAAAAATTATATTAAATTAGAAAAAAGAGCCTTAACTGGTCATATTCCTAACGTATTAAAAAAACATAGTGGACGTTAAAGAATAAAAAGGAAACGTTATGTATGCACTAATAGACGGAGATGTTTTAGTTTACATGTCAATGTGGGAAGCTGAAACTAAAGAACAAGCTAGAGAAAACTTTGATAGTTTGTTTGAATCAATAATTGAAGAATTATTTACAGAGGGTTACGCTATGGCTATGGGTGGCCAAAGCAACTTTAGAACAGAACTTTATCCTGAATATAAAGTTAACAGAGCAAAGTCAAAATCAACAAGACCTGAATGGTATCATGATTTGAAATCCGATATTGTAAACGATTATGAAGGTTGTGTGTACACCGAAAATTGCGAAGCTGATGATCTTGTTAGCATTTGGGCGTATCAAAAGAAAAAAGCTAAACAACCTTATATAGTAGTATCGGTGGATAAAGATCTCGATTGTATTCCAGGAAAACATTACAATCCTAGAAAAAAAGAAATATATGAAATAACACCTCAACAAGCTAGTTTATTCTTTTACAAACAATTATTAATGGGGGATCCTGTAGATAATATTCCTGGAGTTAAAGGTGTAGGCCCTAAAACAGCAGAAAAATTACTTAAAGATGCAAAATCTAGTCATCATGCATTATCTATTGTTTGTTGTGAATATATGAAAAAGTTTTCTGAAATAGACGAAGCTTATGATAACTTAATGATTAATGGAAAATTATTATATTTAATGAAAGATCACAATGATTACTTTAATTTAGAAAAGAAACAATTTGAGGATCTTTTAGAGTTTAATGTGTAGTAAAATTTTATCTACAAACGAATTAGGCCATTGGGAATATCATTTAAGATTTAACCCAATGGAATGGTTTGGTTTTGTTTATTGTATAGAGAATATAAAAACTAGTCAATTTTATATAGGTAAAAAACAATTTTATCACGGTGGAAAGAAAAAATCTAGGACGTACGGAAAAGAAATGTCATGGAGAAACTATATAGGTTCTTCATCATCTTTAAAAAAAGATATAAGAAAATACGGGAAAAACAATTTTAATTTTAAAATAATAGACCTTTACAAAACTAGAGGGGGGTTATATTATGCAGAAGCTTATTTACAAATGTTAAGTGAGTGTTTAACAGAGAGGTTAGCTGATAATATAACGCCTAGATTTTATAATAGACAAATTGCTGCAATTAGATTTATTCCTAGTGAAATACCTAGTAAAAGAACTAAAAGTTATGTAAAGGATATTAGAAAGAAATATTCATGGGTCACATAGTAAAAAGAAATCAGCCCTGTGATATTTGTGGTAGTAAAGACAATAGACAGTATTATGAAGATGGATCTTCTTATTGTTTTGGTGCTGCTTGTACAAAACCGTGGCTGGCTTCAGGGAATTCAGAACCAATGGAATATAGTAATAATAATAAAACTTCACTTAATGAAGTTAAAGAACTCTTTGATACGCGAGGTATCGAAGAAAGAAAAATTTACAAACAAGTGAGTGAACATTATGATGTTAAAGTATCTTATGACAATGAAGGCAAAATTGATTGTCATTACTATCCTTATTATAGCGGCAATAACTTGGTGGGTTACAAAGTCAGAAGACTACCCAAAGAGTTTACCTGCATTGGAACCGTTAAAGGAGGAGTCTTTGGACAACAACTCTATAGCTCCGGAAAAAGAATAGTAATAACGGAGGGCGAACTTGATGCGATGGCTATTCAATCTGCTTGGTACAAAAAGTACAAAACTTTCTATCCTGTCGTTAGTCTTCGCAGTTCTTCTTCTGTACGAGATCTTATTGAGTGCCGCGATTATTTTCGCAATTTCAACGAAGTTATTCTTTGGTTTGACAAAGACGAAGCAGGAGAAAAAGCAACAAAAGAAGCCGCTAGAATAATTGGCTATGATAAAATTAAAATAGTTAATTGTAAAGAAAAAGATGCAAGCGATCTTTGGCTAAAAGACCCAGATCAAGTTTTATACTCTATATACAATGCCGTAGAATACACACCCGCTGGAATTCTTAATAAAGAAGAACTTTGGAAACAGTTATCAGATTATAATAGCATTGAATCAGTACCTTACCCTGAATTTATGGAGGGTCTTAATGAAAAACTTAAAGGTATGAGATTTGGCGAAATAACCTTATGGACCTCTGGAACTGGATCTGGTAAGTCTACTCTATTAAGAGAAATTGCTTTAGATTTATTAGGAAAAACAAATGATAAAATTGGGATTATATCGCTTGAAGAATCTCCTGCAGAAACTGCACGTAAAATGGCTGGTATGGCACTCCAACTTAATCCTGCAAAAGAAGAAATCAAAATTGATATACTTAAACAAGGGTTTGATAAAGTTTTTGGAGATGACCGCATACTTGTTCTTGATCATCAAGGTTCTATTTCTGATGGCTCTATCATGGATTTTATGGAGTATATGTGCCTTAACGGGGTCAAATACTTATTTGTGGATCATATCACAATCTTGGCTTCTGAAGGTGCAGAAGGACTTACAGGAAATGAAGCAATAGATAAAATAATGAATGACTTGTTAAGGCTTGTTAAAAAACATAATGTGTGGATTGGCCTTATAAGTCACTTACGTAAAACAGATAATAAAGGAAAAAGTTTTGAAGAAGGTAAATTACCGTCAATGGACGATATTCGTGGTTCTGGTAGTATTAAGCAAATTAGTATGGACATTATCGCTTTTGCTAGAGACGTTGGCTCGGATGACGAAGAGGAGCGAAACACTATTAAGACAAAAGTCCTTAAGTGTCGGTACACAGGATTAACAGGTCCGTCCGGAAGTTTGTACTATAACTTTGATACTGGGCGATTAAAGAAAGGAAGTGATTCCTTTGAAGCGATTAACACGGAGGAAATACGATTTTAATGATAACACCTGATAATATTTTGTATTACTCCATCATACTACAACTCGTTGACAACAAAGGAGATCTCGAGCAACTTAGTCCTGGAGTTAATCATTTTGTAAAAACATTTTACGAAGAATACAAAAATCACTCTGAAGAAAAAGAGTGCAAAGAATTATTTCATTATTGCGATAGCATATTTAACCAAAATTTAAAGTTACATTAAGGAGATTGAAATGGGAGCCTACGAAGACTTTATCCATCTTTCTCGATATTCACGATTTATAGCTGACTGGAATCGGCGCGAATCGTGGAGCGAGACTGTAGAAAGGTTGATCGATTTTTGGGAAAACCAACTTAAAGATACAAATATTGAAAAAGAAGTGTTTGAGGAGCTATACACTTCCGTCGTTCACAAGGACGTAATGCCCTCTATGCGCTCCATGTGGAGTGCAGGAGAAGCCTTGTCCAAGAATCATTTTAGAGGATACAACTGCAGCTTTGCGGCAGTAGATCATCCTAGAGTGTTTGATGAAATTCTTTACATACTAATGGCAGGAACGGGAGTTGGATTTTCTGCTGAAGCGCAGCATGTGAACAAGCTGCCAATAGTTAATGACCAGTTTGTTAAGACTGAGCGAGTAATTTCTATTGAAGATTCAGCAGAAGGTTGGGCTAAAGGGCTTAGAAAGCTAATTGCGGACCTTTATCTTGGCAATATACATGAATGGGATTATTCTCGTATTCGCCCTGAAGGCGCAAGATTAAAAACCATGGGGGGTCGAGCCTCTGGACCTGAACCACTTAAAAAGTTATTTGAATTTGTTACACAAACTTTTAAGAATGCTGCAGGTCGAAAATTACGTCCCATTGAAGTACACGATATTGTTTGCAAAATTGCAGAAATAGTAGTTGTAGGTGGTGTTCGTCGATCTGCCTTGATTTCAATAAGTGATCTTGGAGACCCTGAACTTCGTGATTGTAAGTCTGGAATGTGGTGGGAAAATAACGCACAACGATCTCTTGCTAATAACTCTGCAGTATATGATCAAAAACCTTCTATGGATATTTTTATGGAAGAGTGGTTAGCACTGAAAAAATCAGGTTCTGGTGAACGTGGTATTTTTAGTCGTTATGGCGCACAAAGAAATACAAACGGAGGGCGTAGAGATAGTTCTCAAATCCTAGGTACAAATCCCTGCGCTGAAATTCTTTTGAGATCTGCACAATTGTGTAACTTGTCAGAAGTAGTTTGTCGAGAAAATGACACCGAAGAAGATTTAAAACACAAAGTTAAACTTGCAACTATTCTTGGAACATTTCAAGCCTCTTTAACCGATTTTAAATATGTCAGAAAAATCTGGCAAAAAAATTGTGAAGAAGAAAGACTTCTTGGAGTAAGTCTTACTGGAATTCAAGATTGTAAATTACTTCAAAACCCAGACCCTAGACTATTAAAAGAAATGAAAGAGGTTGCAATAGAAACGAATGAAGAATATTCAGAAATTTTGGGGATTAACCCCGCTACGGCAATTACAACAGTTAAGCCAAGCGGTACTGTTAGTCAGCTTGTCGATTCTTCTTCTGGCATTCATGGTAGGTTTGCCCCTTATTACATTCGAGCTGTTCGTCAGTCCAATAACGACCCCTTAACTAGCCTTCTAAAGATCAGGGAGTTCCTTGGGAACCAGACGCAATGAATATGGATAAAACTACTGTGTTTTATTTTCCAATTAAATCTCCTAAAGATGCAGTGCTTGCAAACAATCAAACTGCTATAGAGCAACTTGAAAATTGGTTAACTTATCAAACTTGGTGGTCCGAGCATTCTGTTTCTGTAACTGTCTATATTAAGGAAGATGAATGGTTAGAAGTAGGAGATTGGGTTTATAAGAACTTTGATAGTGTAACCGGAATTAGTTTCTTGCCGTATACTGAGCATACTTACGCACAAGCACCTTATGCCCCTTGTACTGAGCAAGAGTATATAAAAGCTGTTCATAATTTTCCTAAAGATGTAGACTTTAAATTATTACCTAATTATGAAATAGAAGATGAAACAAGTGGCGCTCAAGAATTAGCTTGTGTTGCTGGTGGTTGTGAAATTTAAATGAGAAAAATAAAATGAGTAAAGAAGAAGATAAATTAAATGTATTAGTTAAAGTAATAGGTTGGTTGTGCGGTATTGCTATTAGTAGTATGATTACAACATGGATTGGTTTAACTTTATTAAGTAAGTTAGGATGGTTGCCACTATGACTGTAGAAGATTTTGAAATAGATGAATACATTGATGAACTTTATGAAAATTACGTGCAAGAAGGTTTAGACTTTAACACAGACCAAACATTGCATGATATCTTTAAACAAATATTCGGTGACGCCGTTAAACTTACTATAAAAGACGTTGAAAACGAGTTATGTGATGACGAAGATGACGGACAGCCGGACGAGCAAAAGGAGTGGGAGGATTATGACCCAGCGGCATAAATGTGGGTGTTAATAATCGTGCTAATGTTCGAAGGAAACTTTAGCATTCAATCAAATCAAGTTATGTACCCTACAGGAGACATGTGCGAAACTGACAGGGTTCTTATCCAAGAAAGGTTTAACAGAACTAAACCTAAACCTAGTGCAATTGCATTAACAAAGTGTGTAGATATGCCTTTTGAAGGAATAAAGTATAAATTATGAAATTAAAAAAATGTGTTAGTTGTGGAAGTCCTTCTAAAGAGGACTTTTGCGAATTTTGTTTAAATGAGGAATAGTATGACAGAAGTTAAACCAAGAGGGAGGGCAGCTACTAAAGTTAAATTAAAGCATAATCCCAAAACATCTGCTGAAGATTATTGGAAACAATATAAAAATAGAGGTGTTGTTTGTATTTACGGAGTAGATGACTTTACTAAAGGTCTTATAGATTACGTATGGAATAAATGTTCGACAACAGAAATAGTTGTAACTGATCCTAATGAATCAGCTTTAGATAATTTAAATAAAGTGATGATAGAAAGACGTTTTTCTGAAGATAGATGGGTTACATTTAGTCCTGACGGGTTTATTTCTGAGCCTTTTACGGATGTTATAGTAGTAGCTAACAAATACATTAACCTTGTTAAAACTATGCACAACCCCGAAAAAGTAAAGTTTGTGGAATTAGAAAAACTATGACTACAACAGAAATTTTTGTACCAAACAACGGAAGAAGTTCTCATCTTATTGTAGACTTTGTTATAACGAAAATAGATCTAAATGATAACGAATTTATGATTGTTAGCTATAAAAACCGTGAGTATAAACTCAATTGGGATGATAACAATCAATGCTTTACTGGACGTATTGAAAACGTTTCCGGTTATATAATGTAATGCGTTTATCCTCCACATAATAACGCATTATTAAACTTTCTCCCTAGTACCTCTCTAATGGCTAAATGCTGTTAGGGGGGTACTGGGGAGATCTTTTTTTTTTTTTCAATGGAGTTATAGATGAATAAAGATGCAGGAATAATCGGGGTAGAAACAGTAGAAGAAAATGAAGATGGCAGTGCTACTTATCAATTTCATTTTGATGCCCACGCCAGAGGATTACTAGCAGAAGAAGGATTAAAACTAGTATTATATTGTGCTGCAGCTAAATTAGATATGCAAGAAGTATATGACTTTATAGAAAGCCACATTACATCTAATGAAAATGAAGAGAATGATAATGGAAACTAAAGCGGTTAGCAACATGCCTTTTGATATACAAGCTATACATAAACCTTTAAACTTAGATAAAGAAAAAGAACAACGGCTAGAAGCTCTTAAAGTAGCTACTAGAGAACGAATAGAAATGCCTTTGTCAGACGATTGGCAAATTAAAGCTGACAAAATTATGCAAGAATTTTATAAAGAACTATCGGATCAATATTACATAAAAAAGGCTCAAATGGGTCAGGGACAGATCATAGATATAAGCATTTGACGATAGTTGACGTTTAAGAATAAGGTGGTCTTAAGGTGATACTTTAAATAATACTTTAATTATTATTTTATTATTATATTTTAAAGACTTACTATAAAAATTCTTTAATTATTTAATTTTTATATAAAAAAATTTTAATTGAAAAACAATCCAGAAAAATCTCAGGAGAAAACCATGGGAAATCCTCATCCGACTAAACCTCAGATGGGCGGTCGGCGGGAAGGCGCTGGACGTCCTAAAGGTTCTAAAAACATTAACTCTAAGGCCTCTGTAAAGAAGTTAGAAGAATTAAGTTTTGATCCTATTGAGATGATGGTCAAAAAATATACAGAAATACAACATGCACTAGATACACATAAAGTAAAAGAAGGTTCTGGTGCTTATGCTCAACTCATTGCTACTCAAGGAACTCTCATTAATAACTTAATGGCTTATGGCTATAAGAAAATTCCCGACAAAGTAGAGCAAGAAATAACAGAAAAGAAACCGATTAGCATCGTGCTTACTGACAAGGGAGAAAAAGGAAATGAGCAATGATAACTGGCATTTATCAAAGAGTGTTCCTATAACACTTGTATTTGGTTTAATAATTCAAGGTGCAGCTATTGTGTGGACTGTATCTATGATGATGTCTGATATAGAACGTAATACTACAGATATTATGGAATTAAATGATAGGTTAACTCAAATAGAAATTTCTGTACATGCACAAGCTGTATCCATGGCAAGAATAGACGAAAACATATCACACATAAGAAGTTATGTTGAAAAGATAGCTAGTAAAGATAATTAATGTGGACTATGTGTTTACTATCTGCTATAACGGCTACACATATAAGGCTATACAATATTAGTACTATTGTAACAGTGTGTAACTACAACTGTGAATATGTAAAAGAACCCTTAAAAGTATATATACCTTATGGTGAGTATTGTATGGAGAAGTTTTATAGGAAGAAGTAATGTCAGATATTCAGTTACATAAAAAACAGTCAGAAGTTATTAGAGATCTTTTTGTAGAAAAAAATTGTAGATATGCTGTGGTAAATGCTGCTAGGGGGTTTGGTAAATCTTACTTAGCTGCTACCGCTGCTATTATTGCTGTACAGGAATTAATGGATTTAGATTTAGATGTGCCTAACAAAAATGTTGCGCTAATTGCTCCTACTTACTCTCAAGCTGTAGATATTTATTTTCCCTTGATAGCTTGGCAACTAGGTATGGAAGACTATGCTGATAAGAGCAGTAAAGCAGCAGGTACATTTTGGTTTCCTAATAATGTACAGTTAAAGCTATGGTCATACGAAGCATCACAACGAATGAGGGGTACAGGGCAATACTTTGTTGTTGCTGACGAGGTTACTTCTTGGAAAGGTGCAGGTATGAACCTAAAGGAGTCTTGGGAGTCCATTATACAACCTTGTGTAAGTACTCGCTGGTCTCCTATGAATGCTAAAAAGTTAGGAGCTAACGCTGGTAGAGCACTGATAATCAGTACTCCCAGTGGTTATGACTACTTCTTTGAAATGTACAATAGACAAGATACAGATAAAGATTGGAAAAGTTATCATTACACTTATGCTGATTCTCCGTTTCTTGATGAAGAAGAAATCGAGAGAGTCAAACTAACATTAGACCCTTTAAAGTTTGCAAGAGAATATACAGCAAGCTTTGAAGACTCAGGGAATAACGTGTTCTATACGTTCAATCGTAAAGAGCATGTTGACAAGTCCCTTCCACCATTTGAGGATAAAGAAGATGTTCATGTCGCTATAGACTTTAACGTTGGAATTATGGCCTCAGTAATCTTTGCTATTCGGGGCAATCAGGTTCACATCTTAGATGAGATGCAGGGCCACCCCGATACTGAAACCCTTGCCGGAGCGCTTAAGGCTAAGTACGGTGATCATAGAATCACTGCTTATCCTGATCCGTCAGGGAGGGCGCGAAAAACTTCAGCTGCAGTCGGTGTTACAGATTTCAGGATCCTAGAGACCCACGGTATCCTCACCAGAGCACACACAAAAGCTCCACCGATAATAGACTCAGTCGCAGCTGTGAATAAAAAGTTTAAGAACGCCAATGGTGATATTGATATGCTTATACATCCTAAGTGTGTTAATACCATAAGGTCTCTAGAGCGTACGCAGTGGGTAGAGTCTAACCCAGATAGCGCTACGATAGATAAAAAAGAAGGGATAGAACATTGGACAGATGCACTACGATATGCTATTGAGTATCTGTATCCAATCAGAGCAGGAACCAAAGTCGTTAAGCGCGGCTTCGGCTTCTAATAATCCATGCAAAGAAAGGAAGTGCAATGGCACATACACGACTACACCGTATTGGTGCTAAAATAAAAAGCAAGGCTATGGGAGTCTATAAAATGACTTCGGCTCGAAAAGCTGCCCTTATGAAAGCTGTAAAAGCCTCAGCCCAAAAGCGAAAATCTAAAGCTAAAAACGCCATAGCTCGAACAACGGGGCGGAATCAAGGCCCTATGGGTTCTTCTACAGCGTTTACTAGAGCAACTGGGGGAGTAGCCGCTACACGCGCCAAAGTTAAAACTAAAACCGCTGGTCGTAAAGTAGCTGATACAACAAGAGTAGCTTCATCAAGGGCTGCGACTAAGGTTAAACGCATTAAACAACGCGCAAATACAATGATTAAAAGCCTTAAATCAAAGGCTAAATTTAAAAGTAAATCTTTAAAGCGCAAAGCGTCTAACAGAATGGGCAAAGTAAAGTCTACAATACAATCTCGCCTTAAAGCAGGAAAAACAGCCTACAACTTACGTAAATACAAGCGGAGGTTAAAAGGTTAATATGCCTAAAGGACCAGGAACTTACGGAACCAAACGAGGACGCCCACCTAAAAAAGGTGGTAAAAAGAAATAAATGCTTACTCGTATAATCGGTAGACAAATAGGTAAGCGGTTAGCTAAAAAAGCTATCCGCACCGCTGCTCAAAAAAGAGCATTAAGAAAAGCAGTTTTAGCCTCGGCGAAGGCTAGAGCTAAAAAGGTTGGAGGAATGGCATTAGCAGGTCCAAAAGCTTATGCTCGTAGCGTTGTGAAAAGAAGCGCAAGCAGAAAAAGTAAAGCTTTAAACAAAATTGCGAAAAGCAAATCGACATTTGATAAAGAAACAACTTTCCTAAAAGAAAATCTTAATAAATTAAATAGACAAAGTGATATTCTTAAGAAAAATCAACTAATTCTTAAAAAAGGACTAGCTGATAATACTGCTAAACTTGATAAAATAAGTAAATATGATGCTGCAACTGATCAAATAATTCCTATAAAAAATAATATGTTTAGTAGACGCAAAGTAAGAAAACTTTTAGAACTAGATCGCATTGGAGTTGAAGGGTATAATAAAAATGTTAAAGATCAAGCGCTTGTTTCTGTTGCGTCAACCAAAATAAAAGGTATTATAGCAGAACAACAAAATGCAAGTGACAAATTAGCACAAAAGTATGCAAAAGTATGGGGACAAAATTTGCGGTTTAAGGCCGGAACAGTTGCTAGAGACTTAACAGGGGTTTCTGTAATTGGCGGTGCAGGGTACGGCGCTTATAAATACAAGAATCAGAGTAGCAATAAGAAAACACTTAGGAAGAAAGCATGATCAGTCACTTAATAGCTCGAAGGGTTGTAACATAAACAGATATGCTATATACAGATGAGTATAAACAACAATTAGAACAAATGCACAAAACAACAAAATGGGGCGGCAAGGTCGCTTCTAAAGTTAAATACATTGTTCCTGTTGCAAAAGAATTAGGTTCTACTACTATACTAGATTATGGTTGTGGTAGCGGAACATTTAAAAGAGTATGTAATCAAGATTTTCCTGATATAGAAGTAATAGAGTATGATCCAGGCATTGCTGGAAAAGATAATGATCCAAAACAAGCAGACTATATTGTGTCTGTAGATGTTTTAGAGCATATTGAGCCTAACGCTATACATGATGTTTTAGCGCACATAAAAGAAAAAATGCTAAAAGGCGGTTTCTTCCATATCTGTTTATCTAGTGCTTTTGCTATTCTTCCTGATGGAAGAAATGCACATCTTATTGTTAACGATGCTAACTGGTGGAAAAGCTTGATTGAACAATACTTTATTGTAGAAGAAAAATACAGAACTAAAAACCATTTAGCTATTTTTGTAAAACCTAAATAGCCCATCTGAGGATCGGCAGAAAGGATAAAACATGCCACGTTCAAATATAAGATCACAATCTAAAGATTTAATAACTGATGATGGTGCTGTACTAGTGTCTGTAGTTAAAGGTGAGCAAGTTAGGCTCAATTTAACTCTTGGTTGGCTTACTA